CAAAAACTGCTAATGGCATACGACGGAACGTTATTTTCTCCTAGCAATAAGAACTTTCTCTCTCCTGTAGGGTTTAAGTTCATTATTGGTAGGACACCTAATGTAGATTATTTTTGTCAGTCTGCATCTATACCAGAGGTAGGCATAGGTGTCAGAGAGATACCTACACCAGTTAAGGACTACTCTGTGCCTGGTGACAAGATGGTCTTTGGTGATTTGAATCTAAGGTTCCTAGTTAATGAAGACATGGACAACTACTTTGAAATATACAAGTGGTTGAAAGGTCTTACCAATCCAAAAGTCCAATCAGATTTTGCAAAGTATATTGCCACAGTAGATGAGAAGGGTAGAGACTCACAGTTTATGAAGACTATGAGTGATGCCAGACTATTAGTTCTTAATAGCAACTATAATAGTATTGCGACGGTAAATTTTTATAATATATTTCCAACGTCATTGACAACACTAGAGTTTGATGCGTCAGCAACTGACATCAATTACTTTACAGCAGAGGTCAATTTCCGCTATACTATATACGAGATCGCAGATAAAAATCAAAATAAAGTATGAATCTAGAAACTTTGAATGACATGTGGGAGAAAGACTCACCTCTAAATGATGAAAAATTAGATCATGACTCTCTAGCAATCCCTAAATTACATGCTAAATATTTAAGACTTTACAATAACTTTACTACCCTTCGGGATCAGGCAGAGTTAGATGTGAAGCGTACTTACCGTGACAGGTGGGAATACTATACAGGGAAATCGGAAAAACCTTTTCCAGTCAAACTGATCAAGACAGATGTACCAGTATATCTGGAAGCTGATCAAGAATATCAAAAGAGTGTCCTTAAGGCAAAGTATTTAAACCAGATGGTCGAGTCAATCAAGACCATTCTCTCGGCAATTAACAACCGTTCGTTCCATATAAAGAACGCGGTTGAGTTCGCCAAGTTCCTTAAAGGATATGAAATCTAATAACGTCATTATTCAGAAGAAGAATGAAGTTTATTTAACAGTTCAATGTGAACCTCATGTAGGTCACGAACTGGCAGATCAATTTACCTTCGAGGTACCTGCTGCGAAATTTATGTCAGCATATAAAAAGAGGTATTGGGATGGAAAAATCAAACTCTTCAGTCCTGCTACAGGTGAGATATATGTTGGTCTTCTACCTTACGTTATTGCATTTTGCGAAGAAAAAGGGTACGAGGTTATCCATAGAGACAATGAGTTCTATGGTCTTCCATCAGAAGTGGATGAATTCGTTACCCCTCAAGGAGTAGGAGACTTCGTTAAATCTCTCAACCTACCGCACAAGGTCAGAGACTACCAGTATAAGGGAATTTACAACGCACTCAGACACAAAAGAAAACTACTACTGTCTCCCACTGGATCTGGTAAGTCATTAATGATCTACGCATTGACTAGGTTCTGGACTTTAAAAAAATTAAAAACACTTATAGTTGTTCCTACTACATCTCTAGTAGAGCAGATGTACAAAGACTTTGCAGACTATGGTTGGAATGCCAAAGCAAACTGTCACAAAGTATATGCAGGAACGGAACCATATACTGACAAAGATGTGACAATAACCACATGGCAGTCAGTATACAAACTACCTAGACAATACTTTGCAGACTTCGGTGCTATCATAGGTGACGAAGCACATCTATTCAAAGCAAAGTCTTTAACTAGTATCATGAATAAACTCTATGATTGTAAACATAGAGTGGGATTTACAGGAACGTTGGACGGAACTGAAACAAATCGTCTCGTTCTTGAAGGTGTCTTTGGAACTGTAGATAAGGTAACTAAGACAGAAACACTGATTAAAGAAGGACATCTCTCTAAGTTTCAAATCAAAGTATTGATTCTTAAGCATAAGAGAAAACCTTTTGATACTTATCAAGAGGAGATGGACTATCTGGTAGAGCATGAAAATAGAAATAAGTTTATACGTAACTTAGTTTGTGACTTGTCTGGGAATACACTCGTCCTGTTCAACTACGTTGAACGACATGGGATGCCATTGTTTGAACTGATAAATAATAAAGTAGCGGGTAACCGTAAAGTGTTTCTCGTCCATGGTGGTATAGATACTGAAGACCGTGAACTAACAAGACAGATTGCCGAGACTACAACTGATTCAATTATTGTAGCATCTTATGGGACTTTCAGCACTGGTATTAATATTAGGAATCTACATAATGTTGTCTTTGCATCGCCTAGTAAAAGCAAAATAAGAAACCTACAGAGCATTGGTCGTGTTCTTAGGACTAGCACAAACAAATCAAAAGCAACTCTGTATGACATAGCAGATGATATGTCCAAGGGTCGCAAGAATAATTACACATTAAATCATTTAGTTGAGCGAGTTAAAATATACAATGAAGAAAACTTTGATTATGAATTCATTGATGTCCCAATCAAGGAGAGTCATGGATAAAGCAGAATTCCTAGCAGCAATCAAATTGGTATCAGGAGAGGAACTACTCTCTGTAGTTACTCCTGTCAATGACGACAATGGTGATTACTTGATTGTTGAGAACCCAATAGAAGTAGAAGAAGTAATATTACCAAACAAACAAGCAGGAGCAAAAGTCCAACCTTGGATGAAGTTTTCTAGAGAAGAACAGTTTGTAATACCTAAAGATAAAATTATTACTATCGTAGAAGTAGCAGAGGAGGTAGAGGTGTTCTACCACATGTCCTTACGTAAATTGAATACTGACTTTATAACTGACGCCAAGGGTAAGATAGCGACTGTCGAGGAAGCAAGAGCTAAACTCGATAAGTTGTTTAAGAACAATAGCTAAGGTGACCCTTAATCGCTGACACTCATAGTGTAATGCTTTTATCACACCTTGTCAAGCCCCCTATTGACACAGGGGTTTTTTTGTTATAAAATATAAACATAACGAACCAAATAGATGAAACGTAAAAGAGTAGTTTCGGAGCATTATGTAAACAATAAAGAGTTCTTAGAAGCACTGGTAGTATTTAAAGCAAAGTGTCTTGCTGCTAAGGAAGCGGGTGAATCCCGCCCTCAGATATCAAATTACATCGGAGAATGCTTTCTCAAGATAGCAACACACTTATCATACAAACCAAACTTTGTCAACTACATGTTCCGTGAGGACATGATATGTGATGGCATTGAAAACTGTGTTCAATACATAGAAAACTTTAACCCAGAAAAATCTAAGAACCCCTTTGCATATTTTACTCAGATAATATACTATGCTTTTTTACGTAGAATACAAAAAGAGAAACGTCAATTGGAAATTAAAAATAAGATACTAGATAAGTCTGGTTACGAGGTTGCATTCCATACGGATGACAAATCTGGATCCTCAGACTATAATACAATTAAGGAGAATGTGCAGATAAAAATTAAATGACCTATCCTATTACTATTGTCGATAACTTCTTTGAAGATCCTGATGGTATAGCAGAACAAGCAATGGAGTTAAGGTATTACACACCTAACTCTGGCAACTGGCCAGGCACAAGAACTAAAAGTCTGCATGTAGAACAACCTAGATTCTTTGCTCACTTCGGTGGTAAGATACATCTGTTACACTACGAGACTGTTCCTGAGTATTGGAATCTACAATGTCACTATCAATTAATACATCCTTTTGCTGAAGACAAATACTCTAAGAAAAATAAAGGGTGGGTTCACAAAGACATTGACACTTGGTTCGGTGGTATAGTATACTTAACAAAGAACCCAGAACCCGATACTGGAACAACTATCTACAGAGTTAAGAGAGGATTCTCTCATCAACATATTGAAGAGATAGAAAAGAAAGAAGCACTTTACAGGAGTGAAGAAGTAGATGACGTTGAGTATGAGAAAGCATACGACAATATGAGAAATCAATTTGAAGAAACAGTTACTGTAGAAAACGTTTATAATAGATTCGTTATGTTCAATGGTAACACACACCACGGTGTTCAAACATTTGGATCTAAACCTAGACTAACATTAAACTTTTTTGGCATGGCACAATCTGGTAAAATACCACCACTAATAAGAGCGAATAGATGAAGGTAGCAATAATAACTGATCAGCACTTTGGTGCGAGGAAATCTAGTCGTGTCTTCCATGACTTCTTTAATAAATTTTATAAGAATACATTCTTTCCTACCCTAGAAAAACGTGGGATCAAAACAGTATTAGATCTAGGAGACACCTATGATAATCGTAGGACTCTAGATCTCTGGGCAGCAAACTGGAGTAAGACAGAATACTTTGATAAGTTAAGAGACATGGGCATCACAGTTCATTCTCTTGTAGGTAACCACACAGCATATTTTAAAGACACAAATGACGTTAACACTCTTGATGGTATTGTTGGCGAGTATAATAATATTAGTATCTACGATAAGGCAACGGAAGTAGAGATAGGTGGATTGCCTATTCTATTCATACCATGGATTAACCAACAAAACTCAGAAGAGACATACTCGCTGATCGCAAGATCAGCATGTAAAATTGCTATGGGTCATTTAGAACTCAATGGTTTTGAAGCACATCGTGGTTACATCATGGATCATGGTGATAGCACAGCACCATATAGAAACTTTGATAAAGTATTCTCAGGTCACTTCCATCGCAAGAGCACCAGAGGTAACATATCTTATCTTGGTAATCCATACCAGATCTATTGGAATGACTATAGAGATGCACGTGGATTTCATATCTTTGATACTGAGACATTAGAACTAGAGTTTATAAAAAACCCATATGAAATATATGAAAAGATATATTATCATGAGGACAAGATACAAACTGGTATGTTCAAATATCATGAGTATACTCAAAAGTTTATTAAAATTATTGTAGATAAGAAAACTGATACAGATAAGTTTGAGAGATTTATTAGTCAGTTGTATACTGCAGGAGTTCATGAGATCAAGGTCATAGAAGATCCATCCTTTGAAACAGATCTGAATGAGGAGATAGATATAGAACGAGAGGATACTCTAACAATCCTTGAACGCTATGTTGATGACATGGAACATTCAGACAAACCCGCACTTAAGAATATCCTCAAGTCATTATACGTGGAGGCATTGGAGTTAGTATGATGTATATTCTTGCAGTCTCAGGAAAGGAGAACGAAGGTGCTTATGCTGTAGACGAAAATAATAAACGTAAAGTTTACATGTTCCTTGACAAAGATGATGCCGTACGCTATGCTGGCCTTCTGGAAGCTGATGACTTTCCAGATATGTCAGTTGTAAAGGTCAATGACCAAGAGATCATTGAAGCTTGCGTCAAACATGGACATGAATACTTTGTTGTCACTCCTGATGATATAGTAATACCTCCTAGGGAATAATTTTGTCTGAATGATTATTTTTAAGTCTATTCGTTGGAAGAACTTTCTTTCAACTGGTAATGTTTTTAGTGAAATAAGACTCGATGCAAGTCCTGCTACTCTGATAGTTGGAAACAATGGTGCAGGGAAATCCACATTCTTGGATGCCATGTGCTATGCGTTATTCAACAAACCTTTTCGTAAAATATCCAAAGGGCAATTGGTTAATGCTGTGAACGAAAAGGATACTATGGTTGAGTTAGAATTTAGCATGGGTTCTCGTGAATACATGGTGAGACGAGGTATGAAACCCTCGTTGTTTGAGATCTACCTCAACGATGTGAAACTCAAAGAGGAAGCATCCCAACTTGAGCAGCAAAAATATCTGGAACAAAGTATTCTGGGGTTGAATTATAAATCATTTACTCAGGTGGTGGTCTTGGGATCATCTTGCTTTGTTCCATTTATGCAACTAACTCCTCCTAACAGGAGAGAAGTTATTGAAGACCTGTTGGACATTCGTATCTTCTCTACTATGAATGGCATATTAAAAGAACGTGTCAAGGGTATAAAAGAAAATATTAGAGAGGTTGAGTATCAATTCGAGATAGCAAAGAACAAGGTTGAGTCACAACAATCATTGATAGAACACCTCAAAGAACAATCAAGTGCAAACACCACAAGACGTAAGACAGAGATAAAAAGTATTGAAACTGAGATACAAGATATTACAATTGTTGTAGATAAAGACCTCAACTTGTCTAAATTATATGAAGAGTCCCTAGTGGATTA